TGGCTAAACAATTTTAATTTAGATTATGATGCATCTGAAATTGAAACTGTATTAACAGAACCTACTGGTTTTAGTAAAACAATAGGATCTGATGCATATACAGCAGCAGTAATTGTTCCTTTAATATCTAACACAGTAAGGCTTTGGTATGATAGTACACCAGTTACTAACTTTCCATATTTAAATTCAGATGAAGAAGTTAATGTAGCTAATGGTGGAAATTTATATCCAACAGATGATGGAGCTAATCCTCCAAACTTAAGAGCTGAAGATGTGCATGGTGTTTACTTTGAAGATTTAACTTATGCTATAAAAGTTCATCTAATTGTAAAAGCAATAGAGGATCAATATGAATCAATTAATTTTAGTGATGATTTTTTCAGCTTAACAAATGGTCCTGAAGCATACAAACAGCTCTATATGCTTTGTCAAAATAAAGAAGGTAGAGTATTTGAAGATTTAGGAATAGCAGAAAGATTACTAACTGGACTTCCTACTCAACAATCAAACCATATTATTACAAATGATTCTAGAGTAATAATATATGGATTAAATCCTAGTCAAACTGTTCTTGGAGTTTGGAAAATAAACACTCAACAAGCATATCCAACTTTTACAGTAGTATTAAGAGAAGGAACAGAAGAAGTTTTTAGAAGAACTTTTTTAACTGGAACTTCTACTCAAGCACAAGTTTCACAACAATTAACAAACTCTACAGAAGGTTATACATTAACAGTAGAAACAGAAACAGCTTTTGATATTTCAAGTTGGTCTTTTGAAGGAATAGATCCTTCAAGTAATACACTAACAGCACAAAGCTCAACATTAATTCCAGTAACATTAACTAAGCAGTTTATTATAAATCAGAATCTTCCTAACATTAACATAATAGATTTTCTAACTGGATTATTTAAAATGTTCAATTTAACAGCTTATGAAGTAGATGGGATTATTCATGTTCAAACATTAGAGAGTTATTATACAGCAGGAACAGTTAGAGATATTACTGAGTATGTAGATCCACAATCTATTCAAGTAGATAAAGCTCTACCTTATGAAGAAATAGAATTCAAATATAAAGATACTGGAGCTTTACTAGCACATCAGCATAATCAGACTAATAACACATTATGGGGAGCTATAAGCTATGCAGAAACTGGTGGACTTGATAGCAACAATGACAAATATGATGTTGAAGCTCCATTTGGTCATTTAAAATATGAAAGATTAATTGATCCTAATGGTGGAGCTAATGCACAAACTGACATACAATGGGGATGGATGGCAAATGAAAATAGTGAATCCTACTTTGAAGATCCAGTTTTATTCATAGGTAAGTATGTATCATTACCTACAAATGAACCTATTAGGTTTTTGCAAACTAAATCAAGTATTGGTGGTATCAAAAGTTTAAATGATATTTGGATTCCATCAAATTCTGTGAGTTTAGATCCTATAACAAACAAAGAAACAATCAATTTTGGATTAGAAATCAATGAATGGACAACTGGAAACAACTTTACAGATTCATTATTTGAGAAATACTACAGATTTTATATTGCAGGAGTATTTAATCAATCTAAAAGATTATCTAAAATAACTGCAAGACTACCTAAAAAGTTTATTATTAACTATTCTTTAGCTGATATTGTAGTAATTAACAATGATAGGTTTAGAATAAACAGCATAACAACTAATCTTTTATCAGGTTCTAGTCAATTAGAGCTTTTGAATGAAACAGTAAATGATACATTAACAGCACAGCCTGATGCAGGAGGAGATGAAGGACAGCCACCTTCTACTCCATTAACTAATGTATTAACTTTATATCAATGTGATAGTCCAAATAGTACATTTGAATCATCATTGACTTTAGCAGATTTAAACTTAGCAGTTAATACTAGGGTAGAAGATACATCAGGAAACACATTTAGAGTAACTGGAAATAATGTTCCAAATACACACTCAGTAAAAATTGTATCATCAACTGGACTTACTGGATGTCCATCAGGTACAACACCTCCTCCAACAAATTATTATGGATTACAAAGGTGTTCTGATAATGCTACAAATTTAAGAACAGCATCAGCAGTAGGTAATCCTACATATGTAAATACTCAACAAGTTTTTGATGCATCTAATGTGAAATATATAATTACTAATGCAACATCACAAGACACAGTTCCATCAGTAACAATAACATCAACTCCTAGTCCTGCACAATTTTCATGTACTGGAAGTGTAACTCCAAACTATTATCAATTAAATCCTTGTTGTGGTGGAACAACATTAATTGGTTTTAGTGCAAATAATTCTTTATCAGGTTCAAGATTATATAACAATCAAACCTATGTAATATCTCCAACATCTTCATCAGGAACTATTGATATTGATTCTTTGCCTACATCAAGTTGTACAACTTACTATTACACATTAAATGATTGTACAAATCAGTCATCAATACAACACTATGGTTTTAGTTTGTGTTCAAATTTAAATGGAACAGAATTAACATATAGTGGTACATGTTATCATGTAGTAACAACAACAAACACATCAGGAGCTATAGATTTAGATAGTTTATCTAGCTGTTCATGTACTGGACCAATAACACCTCCTGCTACAGAGTATTATCTTTTAAGAGATTGTCAAACTGGAAATCAAGTTGTAACAACAACAACAACTTTAGATATAACTTTAACACAGAATCCAAATGTAACTGGAGCATCTAGAGTTCAAGATCCATCTACAAGTAGATGTTATACAGTAAATGCAACAACAACAGATCCTAGTTTATATACTACACAAATAGGTTCAGTAACAGATTTAGGAGTTTTTGGTTGTCCTGCTACACCTTGTACAACTATATTGTATTGGCATTTACAACAATGTTCTACTGGTAATCAAAATTATATAAGTTCACAATCAACAGATCAGGTTACTTATAGTGTAAATGATATGGTTAGTGCAACTGGAAATCCTAATTTTTTATACAAAGTATTAGGTACAGCATCAAGTGGAACTTCTGTAAGTGTTACAGCATCAAGTGCAACTGCATGTCCTGAATATTACACTTTGACACAATGTTATACAAATCAAACTGGATATAGAACTGGTCAATTTACAACTGATATTTCATTAAGTAATGGAGACAGAGTTCAAGATCCTAATGGTATGCCTTATACTGTAACTGGAACTGTAGGAGGTGGATTAGCAGATGTAGGAACTGTAACAGATACTGGTCAGACTGGTTGTCCTACAATAAACAGTAACACTTTGTATTATTCTCTACAAAGATGTAGTGATTCAGTTACTGGATTTTTATCTCTACAAACAGTTAATGATATAAGTTTAAACAATGGAGATGTTGTAGGATTAGGAGGTACATCAGGTCCAACATATCAAGTAGTAGGAACAGGAATTATCACAAGTGGAACTCAAATAGGTGTAGTAGCAGATACTGGCACAACAAATTGTTTAACACCAGTAATTCCTCCAGTACCACCTGCAGGAACAACAAACTATGCAACTTTTATAAGTTGTGATGATCCTACTGGTGCAACTATATCAGTTTATAGTACACAACAAATTTCAACATGGTGGGTTATATCTGAAGTTGGTTCTTTTGAGTGTTACAGATGGCAAAATACAAATCAAGGAGTTCAGCCTATAGAATTAAATAATACTAATTTTAATATATTTTCAACTGAAACAACAGCAGGAGCAAACTGTATTGATTGTAATAATCAAGCACCTGCACCTCCTCCACCAACACCACCTGCAGTAACTTGTTTTCAAGTAGCTGTTTATAAGAGTGCTGTATCAGCAATAGATTTATGTAGTCAAACACAGCAAAGAACTGTGAATCTAAATGCATCATCTTTAGGTGCTGCAAGTCAATTATATTTAGACACAGATTGTACTAATGTAAATACTAATCCACAATGGTTTAGTGAGAGTACAAGTGGAAATTACTGGTACTGGAATGGTTCATCATTTGCAGGTCCATATACACAAAACTGTCCATAATGAAAGAGATTAAAAATTTCATAAGTCCTAGTGAAGCAAAATATCTAATAAGGATGATAGATAAATATGCAAATAAATCTATGGTTGTAGGAGCAGGTAAAGAAATGAATGAATATAGCTTATCTAGAACATCTTATACAGCTAATTTAGTTGCTAATGATCCAACAGTAGAATCATTACATAAAAAAATTGCTAAATATTTAGGATTAAACATTAAAAAAGGTGAATCATTACAAGGACAAAGGTATGAAGTAGGGCAATATTTTAGAGATCATCAAGATTATTTCAAAGGTGATAGCTATGAAAGGAATTGTTTAGCATCAGGAAATAGAACATACACTTTTATGCTGTATTTAAATCACAATTTTGAAGGAGGTACTACAAACTTTCCACATTTAAGAAAAGAGATAACTCCTGAAGAAGGAAAAGCTCTTGTTTGGAACAATTTACAACATGGTGTTCCTAATGAATATACAACACATGGAGGAACAGAGGTAACAAATGGAACAAAATACATAATTAATTCATGGTGGAGAGAAAATATATGGGATGGTGTTGGTG